GATTCTATAGATTTTTCATTTGCTATCTCTATATCATCTTTATATTCAGTGATCATGTGTAGATCTAACTCATCTGATGATTCAGGCAGATTATCAGTATTTTCTGAGAACATTTTTGATCCTAAGATTTCTTCCATCTCTTGGAAATCTTCTCTGTTTCTCATTTGTGTTTGCACACGATTTTTGTAAACTGCTTTTTTGTTGGATGAAACTGGATCGACTGCTTCTACTTTTATGTCATATAGTCTATCAGACATTCCGTTTACTACAACATCGACAAATTTTGGTATAATAGGAACTGGTGTCCAATCTAAGTTTAGATATGAAATATCACCATTTATTGCTAACTCGTCTTTATATTTTTGTACTGATTGATCACCTAAAGCGTATTGTCTAAGTCTATGATAAGTGTCACGATTATTTATAAATCTAGAAGATCCTACATCTTTTCGAAACCACTCTTCCTCTATAGCTCGACCTACTCTTAGTCCATATTGATCTGATGATTTTTCCGAATCACTTGCTAATGCGTTAGGCAATCCTATAGCTCCTTTTTTGTAGTTTCCGTTCATCATAGCAATGTCTCTAGTTTCTTAAAATAGAACTAGTTAATCCTGAGTTATTATACCTTGCAAAGGTAATGTTTATTTCGTTACTCTTTTTCGGTGGTTTGACTACATAACGCTGTGTTGCCATTATAGCTAGTCCAGAACTAACTGTTGCATCAAACTTTGTTCTCTTATGTATATCATAATTTGCCCAGTCTAATAATGTCCTTGTGAAAAACATTTGTCCTGGACCTTCATCGTGATATCCTACATACTCATTTATATAAGATTCTATTGCTTCCGCATGTATAGAAATAACAGAAGGAGAAGAAGGTATGCCACCTAACTCTCTTTCAGCTTTTGACAGATCATATTTATTTTTATCAGGTCTTGAAACTGAAAACTTTCTGTAGCCTCTATTTTTTAGATAATATAATAATCTTGGTTTATTATTCTCTGCAAGAATAGGCATACCATAAAAATGAAGTGCCATCAATACATCTTCAAAAAACAATTCAGCAGTTTGTGGTCTTGATATATACTCCAAAAAAAACACGTTAGATGGAGCATCAAAATTTACTTTTGTAATTCCATGCAGAGCTCCTTTAGATCCACCACCCCCAACAGTTCCAGATATATCATATGAGTCACATCCAAAAGCACCTATATGCTCGTTGCCAGGAGAAAACAAACCATTGGTTTTCAACACATTATTCCTTAGGTCTCTTGGTGGTATCCAGCTTACATAAAAAGGACCTCTATTATCAGGTGTCCATATTACTTCAGTATCTCTTTTGCCATTCTTCCAAGAAAATCTACCACGTTGTACTATTCTTTGTCCCTCTATTGTATCGTTGTAATCAATCTGGTCATATATTCTACTTAGGTTAAATAAGCTGTTTTGAGCTTCATCTCTAAATGCGTGAGTTTCTGTTCTAGGAAACTGCCTATAAAATTCGTTAAGAGCATCAGGATCATTTTTTAATGCATCAGCTTCATTAGACCAATAGTCTAATACTCCTTGGAATATAAAGTCACCACCTATATCTTTAACAGGTTTTTCTGGTGTATAAAATACAGGATGACCATGTATATCCATAAATCCTTCCATATTCCATTCCATAGGTATGAATAACGAATATAGTCCACTCTTAGTCTGACCGTTAGCATTCCTCTCGTATACATTAGAATCGTCATAGAGTTGTTTGAAGTTTTCTCCACCCTTGTCTCTTGCATTGACAGTAGAACCCATCATGCATTTGCCTACAATTTTTCTACCTAAACGCAAACAAGTTTTAGTTACACGCCAGTTGTTGAGAATATTATCAGGCTTTTCCCATTTACCTGATTCATCGTGCACTAATAATTGCAGCTTTTGACCATCGTATGAGTTGTCTCCTGTGTTTTTCCAGTCAATAGTGGTATCGAGACCTGTAAGGTATTCCCTGTCGTGTTGCTCAATGCTCTTCCTAGTGAGCTTACTGGCTGGTACTCGATATGCGAGTTCAGACTTGGGTTTATCCATTCCGTCTTGTATAGGTTTAAAGAAGAAGGGGTAATTGTTAGATATTGGGACAATTTTATCTGTGAACATATTTTTTGCATCCGCTCCAGATTTGGACAACAATCCGTACCGTGAGTCAGAAGTAATTGTGGCTTGATGCACGGTCTCTGCTGAAGACATGTAACTAAACCCTGAGCGTCTGTTTTTAAGATAGCACATACCATAAGATCTTGAGTCTGCCTTACAGGCTTCCCAGAAAATAAAGAAAATTCTATTGGCTTCACGATATTCTGGCTTCCCAACGTCAATCTTAGTCCACTGCAAGTACATGTAATGAGACCCTGTAAGGTAGGTTGGCTCACCATGGTTCATATACCAAAAACCATTCTCTCGGTTATCAAATTCCTGCTCGATATAGTCAACCCACATTGACTTGAAGTCAGACAACATTTCGTTCCATTGAAAGATTGACTTTATCCTATTTAGTTGTCTAGGATATTCCTTGCGCTCCCAATACTGCTCGTCTTTCTTTTTACTCCTAGAGTAAACATTCTTGGGTTGTTCGGGTAGACCTATAATAAGTCCATTAATATTGTACACCTCCCCTAGCGTACCATCTTTTGAGATGATTATAATATCGTACTTTTCGTCGTAGCCATACTTCCAGCTCTTCCCCTTGTTCTTTTGTCTTATGACTTGCTTGGGGATGCCTGAGTCTACAACTCGATATAAACTATTTTGACCTTCGTTCAGCAAATCCTCTAGTTGAACTTTTAACTTCGTTAAGTGCCTCTTTCTCCGCCTCGATTCTTGATAGTATCTCAAACGCATCGAATATGGCTAGTTTCTTTGTTGCAGCAGCATTCTTAAGCCTATCAGCAGCAAGTTCATCATCAGGATCTGGCTTGATGATATTTTCCTCAGCCACCTTGATGAGTTGTTGCACGGCCTTATAACCTGCATCAATAATTTTTTTCTTTATCTCTGAAGTGTTCGCTGTACTTTTTGTCCCAGCTCCAGTCTCCTGTTTTTTTGAATTGCTCATAAATCCATATTGCATCAGGGCATCTCTGCCATCTGTACTTTCCTTTTATTCTTTTCAATTTGCATCCGCATTGAAGCCACCTTTCTACTTTTTCCACTGAATCGTAATGTTCTCGGTAAACATCCTGTACAGGTCCTCCCCATCTATCTTAAACTCATATTCGCTATCAGGCTCAAAAGATATCCTGTCCCCAACGCTAAGACCTAAATCTACAAGCTCCTTATTAATATACTTAATCTTACCAATAAGTGGCTGATGTGAGAGCGGATTAAATAGCCAAGATTGCTCAGGCCCTACCGGCTCTATGAAGCAGTATTTGCCTGGACACTTCCAATCAACGCCATCATTGTATAAGAAAAACTGATCGTGGTCAACCAAGAATAGGTCGTCCTTGAAGAAACTCTTACCACTCCTGTGGTTACCCTTCATGTCGTAGTATGTTCTGAAAACATTATGGTGCACCAAGATAGTATCACCGACCTTTACGTCGCCATCATAATTTATTGGAACGGAGAGAACCTCTGCCTCTCTATTTGTAACCGTATGGTCTTCAGGAGATATACTTAAAATAAAATCAACGTCACCTATCTTCTTTGTGTTGTTGTATCTCCGTCCGCCTTTAGGTTTAACTAAAAACGAATGAATTGATTGCATTTAAAAATTTATATTATATTCTACCGACACCGGCATTGTTGGCCCAAAAGACTTCCAAAGCAAAACCTCGTCACCCTTTTGAATCCATATCTTATACTCAGCACCCTCCAAGTCTATAAGATGTATTTTATATCCACCACCTAGCACATCCTGTCCAAGGATATAGTGCATCGCACTACTCTTGTAGTCCGCCCCTATTGAAATTTTTCTGATTTGCATTAGAAAGTGCTTATGGCTACTCTCTTCCAAGTGTCTGTAGCGACACAAACATAAAAGTGAGTAGAATCAAATGCTATTTGTCCAGCTGTTCCTGTGTCCGAAGCACTTGATGGTACGGAAGAGCTGATAATTAAATTGGATCCAACATTAGCGGCTACGTGACTAGTTATATTAGCCATCGTAAATGTTTTGGTAGCGTTTGAAGACCCTGCATCAGTTCCTATTACATAGTCAGCGGCAGCTGGCGTTACCGATGCGTACTTTGAAGTATCAGATATTTTCCCCATTTTTTACTTTTTCGTATGTTCTCATTCCGCTTAGACCAAGCATTGTTACAAGGACAGTTATTAAGTGATCCATCTGCACAGGCTCTCCCAAGCGTTCTGTGAAGATAACAATAATATCTCTAGCGATAAAGTTGTATAAAAGTGCCAACCCACACACCCAACCTATAGTCGGTCTCCAGCCAGCACGAAACATCTCCCAACCTTTACTCTCCAGAATTGAGCTCGTAAAGTCTTTCATCTAGTTTGTCGATTTTAGTATTCATTACGTCAAGCTGTCTTTG